AGCGGGGAAAGCACTAGAAAGATTTATCGAAGAGCTGACCTTATCAAACTGAGAATGACAGACCCAGATCGTTACATGGCATTGCAAGACGAAATTCTTGCGGCTTATAACGAAGGGCGAGTTAAATGAAACTTAATAATTTAGGAGATTTATAAAATGGCAACAGCAGCATACCCCGGTGGATCCGGTTCAATCGTAGCAAAAACGCAAGCAGATAAGTTTATTCCAGAGATTTGGAGTGACGAAGTAGTAGCTGCTTACAAAAAGAGCCTCGTATTAGCTAACTTGGTTAACAAGATGTCTATGCGTGGTAAGAAGGGTGACACTCTTCATATTCCTAAACCAACTCGTGGTGTAGCAACTGCTAAAGCTGCAAACACAACAGTTACCATCCAAGCTGACACCGAGACCGAAGTATTAGTCTCTATCGACCAGCACTTCGAGTACTCACGTTTCATTGAGGACATCGTCGAAGTTCAGGCTTTGGCTTCCCTACGTCGTTTCTACACTGACGACGCTGGCTATGCTTTGGCTAAGAAGGTTGATGACACATTGTTTGGCTTAGGCAAGACTTTTGGTAATGGTACCACTGACTGGACACATAGCAACAGCTATTACATCGACGCTTCTACTGGTCTCACAGCTTACGCTGATGACACTGTAGTTCCTGCTGACGTATTTACTGATGCTGGCTTCCGTGCCTTGATCAAGTTGATGGACGATGCTGACACTCCAATGGATGGTCGCTTCTTTGCAATTCCTCCATCACTCCGTGCAGCTATCATGGGTATTGATCGTTACAACAGTTCTGACTTCGTTGATGGTCGTGGTGTAAACAACGGTCAGATCGGTCAGTTGTACGGTATCGATATCTATGTAACCAGCAATGCTCCAATCATTGAAACTGATTCTGAGAACACTGCTTCTAGCGGTGGTGACATCAAAGCAGCTATCTTGGCTCATAAAGATACGATGGTTTTGGCTGAGCAACTCGGTGTTCGTTCACAAGTTCAGTACAAGCAAGAGTACCTCTCCACTCTCTATACCGCAGATACCCTCTTCGGTACAAAGACATTACGTCCTGAGACTGGTTTTGTTCTCGCAGTAAACGCCTAATATTGGCTTCAAGACTCTCCGGTTTCGGCTGGGGAGTTTTGTTTAAGTGCATTCGTTGAGTGTATTTAAACAAATAAGGAGATAGACCTTGGCAATCTATAGAGGACCCGGCGGTTCTGGAGACGCAGTAAATGATGCATCAAGCGAAGTATTACTAGCTTTAGCAGCCAAGGACGCTGCCGTTGCTGCACAGGCTGCTGCAGAGGCAGCTAAAACTGCTGCAGAACTAGCAGAAACTAATGCAGAAACAGCAGAGACTAATGCAGAGACTGCAGAGACTAATGCAGAGACTGCAGAAACCAATGCAGAAACTGCTGCAACCAACGCTGCAAGCTCTGCATCTGCTGCTTCTACGTCGGCTACCAATGCTGCTAATTCAGCTACTGCTGCTCAGACTGCAGAAACTAACGCAGAGACTGCTGAAACAAATGCAGAGACAGCAGAGACTAACGCTGCTTCATCTGCCAGTGCTGCAAGTACTTCAGCAAGTAATGCGGCTACATCGGCTACGAATGCAAGCAACTCAGCTTCTGCTGCTGCTACTTCTGCTACGAATGCTTCTAATTCTGCATCATCTGCATCAACATCTGCGACTAACGCATCAAACAGTGCTACTGCAGCACAGACTGCAGAGACTAATGCAGAAACAGCAGAGACTAATGCCGCTGCAAGTGCAAGTGCTGCATCAACCTCTGCAACGAATGCATCGAATAGTGCATCTGCAGCAAGTACCTCAGCTACCAACGCTTCCAACTCTGCTTCCGCAGCAAGTACTTCAGCAACCAATGCAAGTAACTCAGCATCATCAGCTTCTACTTCAGCTACTAATGCATCTAACAGTGCAACTGCTGCGTCGACAGCACAGACTGCTGCTGAGACAGCAAGAGATCAAACCCTAACAGCATACGATAACTTTGATGATCGTTACTTAGGAGCTAAGACTTCTGATCCTACCTTAGACAATGATGGTAATGCTTTAGTCGCTGGATCGTTATACTTTAACTCCGTATCTGGGGCAATGAAGGTATACACAGGCTCTGCTTGGGTTGATGCTTATTCTTCTGGCACTACGTTCCTAACTAAGGCTAATAACCTTTCTGATTTAACAAACACATCTACTGCTAGAACTAACTTAGGTGTGGCTATTGGTACTAATGTCCAAGCCTATGATGCGGATACTGCTAAGTACGACGATGTAACTGCTAACTTTACTGGTACACTTCAGAATGGCGGTAGCAATGTTGTCGTAGATTCTGATATTGGGTCTACAGTCCAAGGGTACGATGCAGACACAGTTAAGTACGATGACGCTAACCCATCATTTACTGCTACTTCTGCAATTAAGATGCCAGCAGGAACAACAGGTGAAAGACCTACAGGTGTAGCTGGTAAGTTACGCTTTAACTCTACTACTTCTGAGTTCGAGGGATATAACGGAGTTGCGTGGTCATCTGTTGGTGGCTCTGCTATCAGTAACGATACATCTACTTCTACAGATGTATACCCTGCACTCTTAGGTGCAACGACAGGTACTGCTACAAACATCTACACATCCAATGCTAAGTTACTATACAAACCAAGTACTGGTGAGTTAAAGGCTTCTCAGCTTGTGGCTACGAATGGATTAGTAGTAAATAACATGACTATTGCTGCAAGTTACACAATACCAACTGGTTATTCAGCTTCATCTGTTGGAGCAGTCACTGTGTCAAGTGGAGTTACTGTAACTGTTCCTAGCGGTAGTCGCTGGGTTGTTCTATAAGGATAAATTATGTCAAGCATTGTCGTTGCAGGCGATACATCAGGCAGTATTACATTAGCCGCCCCTGCGGTAGCTGGAACTAACACGCTTACATTACCCGCAAGTACGGGAACCCTAGTCGCTACAGGCGGAGCGCAGACTATTGAGTTTGCAGCTGGTACTGTTTCTGCTCCTTCGATTACAACCACAGGTGATACCAACACAGGTATATTCTTCCCAGCAGCCGACACTATTGCCTTTACAGAAGGTGGTGCAGAGGCAATGCGTATTGATTCTAGTGGTAATTTGTTGGTTGGTACTACTACTCAATTAAATGGAGCTTTAGTAACAAATAATGGTTCTTATTCCCAATCTGGGCATCAAATGAACTATTCTTCTGCACAAACCACTATTGAATTTGTAAATAGAAATTCAGGAGGTGCTAAAACATTTAGTTGGTATTACGCAACATCTGGTGGAGGTACGCCAGCAACATTATCTACATCAGGTGTTTGGACTAATGCTTCTGATGCAAGAGGAAAAGAAAACATTACTGACATCAACTATGGTTTAGATGTTGTTTTAGCTCTTAAACCAAGACAGTATGATGTTAAATCAGACAATAGTCACGCAATAGGTTTTGTTGCACAAGAAGTTTTTCCTATTATTCCAGAGCTTGTTCATTCAACAAAAACTCAAGACAATGAAGAATATTATGGTTTAGATTATGGTTCGATGACTGCTGTTTTGGTAAAAGCAATCCAAGAACAACAGCAAATCATCAACGACCTCAAAGCCCGCATAGAAACTTTGGAGAACAAATAATGGCATCAACAATTTCGGCTGGAACTACTAGCGGTACAGCGATTGCTGTTGCTGGCGATACTAGCGGTGTATTACAACTTCAAACCAATGGCACAACTACTGCGGTAACTATTAATACTTCACAGAATGTAGGTATTGGTACAACAAACCCAACTAATAAATTTGTTGTTGCATCTTCTGGTGCTGGATATGAAATAGACCAAGCATCTATAGCTAATACAAATTTATTACTTTCTTATGATAGAGGTGCAAGTGCATACCGAGCAGTTGCCAATTATTATGGTGGTAATTATATCTGGAATGATGGTGGCACAGAGCGTATGCGTATTAACTCTAGTGGTAGTTTGTTGATTGGATGCACAGCTTTTCCAAGTTCAAGCGTATCAGGAATGGGTATTACTGGTGCTAGTAGCAGT